CGTTAAAGAATTGTCGTGTGTTTCGGCGTGTCGTGTTTGTGGTGTGGTATTATTGGGATTATCAGAAAAAAACAACATAAAGAAACGGAGCAGAAAAAATGATGAAATTAAGTGCCTATGTTATCGAGTTGCCCGATAATGCGTATAAGGTCGGCATCGAAGGTGTGTATACGGGAATTGTGTCGGGTAATGATACTTTTGATTCTGCACTTACTGATGTCATTGAACGCATGTTGTCTTATGATTATGATTATGAAGAGGTTGCCCAGGCGGTGTCTCGTAAGGGTCGTCGCTGTCGTGTGTATGTTGTTACGGTTGATAATGGTGATGACTGATATTCGTAGTATTGAGTGATAACAATATAGCCCGGTAATATTACCGGGCTATATATTGTTATCCAACCACCTTAGTAGAGCCGAAATATATTTTGCCGTTATCGGTTTCGATTACGTTATCGGCTATCTCCATGCCGCGTGTGTTGCCGCATACGATCAGGTTTAGTACACACCCGCCGTTACGATATTTTACTATGTCGTTCGGGGCGAGTGATGACGTGACCATGTACGTATATGATGCACACCGGTCTGAGCACTCTATTTGAGTTCCATTATTTGTAATAGATATGTGCCCCGTTTCGGGCACTCGGAGACCTCCGAAACCGGTCGGCAGTAGTTTGTAACATGTGTAGTCGCCTGTGATTACTAAATATCCAGTTAGTCGCAATTGCCCGTGTTCGGCATCGTTTAATGTTGTGGATATTTTTATCGTATTGGGTTTGGTTATCATTGTAGCGACTTCGAAGACACTACATATCTGGTTTATTGTTGTGAACTTTGGTTTAAGCGAGTCGGCGGCTATTTCTATGGTTTGCGCGATTTTTGCGGTGTGTCCGCCGATTGTGTGCGGGGTTGCATTGTTTGGGAACGATACCCAACCGCCCCAATTGAGATATGATGTCGCATCATCATTGCAGATCGAACGGGCGCATGCCCATAGATTGCCTTCGTTATCGAATTCCCCGCTCTCGTATTCGCCGATACGTCTCGACATGAGTAGATCGGTGGCCATACAATTGTACCATTGCAATGTTTTGGTGCGTACGTCGTAGAGGTAGGCGAACATGCGTGTCGTGTATCCGAAGATTTTGTGGTTGTATGCGCTGATACCCTGTGCCATGAAGTCCGTGCCCATTGGGCGGCTACCTATGATAGTGGTGCTGTAGTCGGACATGTTTATTTCGTAGATGTTCGGGTCGTTGCGACATATGCAATATACTTTGTTGGTGATCGGGTCTTTGGTGATGCCGGCTATGCCGTGTAGCGGTATGGGTATGTTGACGCTGGTGTTGAAATTGTTATCGTATGCCAGTATGCCGTTATAGTCGTTTGTCCCGTCTAACGTGATGGGGGTGACCCATATAGGCGTGCTGGGGTTTGCGTCGATATATGCCATATCGTTAAAGTGACCCGCGTTGATTGTTTTGTTGGTGGTTATCGTGTTGCTGGTCATATCAACGATTACGATTTTTGGTTGTCCGCCGGTATCGGTGATGTTATTGCAGCCGAAATATACGATGTCACCATGTTTAAGGGTTGACTGTGTGCCGTAATCGTGTGTGATGAACCGTGCTTGTATGGTCATGCCTGTGACTGTGGATATATCGCCGGTGTTTGTGTCATAGATGTTGTGTAGTAGTTTTTTTGCGTCCGTCGGGTTGCTTGCGTTAAGTGCTGTTAGTGTTTGATTGGTGTTGTTGATATTATTGTCGGTGTTGTTTATCCAGTTTCGCGCTTTATCGTCGGTATCCCAGCCGATTGCGTTGAATCGGTTAAGTGCGTTATTCGCCTTTTCGGTCGTAGCGGCGAGATCGCTTGCGGTGGTGTCTATTTTGTTTTTAAGGGCGCTTGCGGTGTTGCTGTCGGTTACGCCCAGTGCTGTGAGATTGTCGTTTATGGTTTGCGTTGTCGTTATCGCTTGTTTGGCGGTGTTGAGCGCGGTGGTTGCGTTGCCGTTGATCGTCAGAAGTGTATCGTCGATCGTGCGTATTGCGCTGTTGTATTGGTCGGTGAGTGCGGCGGGGTCGCCGGTATCGTATAGATCGAGATTGAAATTATCGGTTGTGCTTGCCATGTTTAGGCCTCCTTACGGGTGTCGGTTGTGCGGTGTATTTGTATCTGTATGTCGAGCTGGTGCAGTTTTTTGTCTATGAGTTGCATACTGCGGTTGTATGCGTCGCGTAGGTCTGCCACTGATCCCGTGTCGTATAGTGGCAGTTGAATGAATGGTGTGGTGGGCATGGTGTTTCTCCTTTATTGTATGGGCGGGTAAGGGTTGCCGGTTTGCGGGTCGGTGACGCGCGGTGTCGGGTCGTTGAATATGGTGAGGTTGCCGACGGCGGCGGTTTCGTCGGTTCGGTGTTTTGCCATATCGTTCACGGTTTTGGTGGTGACCTGATTGACGCGTGCGCCGAACACTGCAAGATCGCGGTACATGTTGCGCATGGCTATCTTGCTGTCTGCATAGGTGCCTTGTGTAGGGTCGTAGATCATCATTTTATCGCCAACATGCTCAAGATTGTCCAGCAATGCCGCCAATGTTTTTTCCATCGCGCTGACACGCGCTTCGACGTGGTTTTCAAACGTTTGCATGTCCGCGCTCAGTTTGTTGATCGCGGTTGCGAGCGTGTCGAAATATGCCGTGATATGATCGTATTCGCATGCCAGATGCTTTATGATTTCCTCTGTGCTTTTTGCATCCCAGTAGAATGCCGGTATTACGGGCGTGTACGGCCATACGCTGTACAAGGGTAGCGGGAACATGTGTATTTTGCCTCCTAATAGTTGTTTATGCCGACCGTCCAAAGGGGACTGAAACAGGCGTTTATATGCTCCAATAGTAGCACGTCGATATCCACGTAATCGCCTTGGCGTATCGCCTTGACCTTATCCATGTAGTTGCCGTTGGTTACGGTCTCATACTCCATGTCTGTGGCATTGCTTGCGTAATCCTGACCGGCTGCAAGCTGCGTCGCGGGGAAATCCGAGAACACGGTGCGCGTCTTGTGCCACGTGTCGTTGTCAGTCATAAATATTCCGGGGTTTCCGGCTGCAAGCTCGTAGAGCGGTTTGAGTACGGGCATTATTTCGGCGATGAGGCGCAACAGGTGCCGCCGCCATCTGCCTGGCGGCATTACGCCTAGTTCGCGGTCATAATACCGGTTCTCGATCTTTGCGCAGCATCGCGTGTATTGTGTGTCGTCGTATGCGTCATCACGCCATGACCATGGCGGCGTTGTCCAGTCGATGCCACCGGGTACGAGCAGTTCCCCTAAGGTGATCGTTGTCACGGCGTGATAATCGGGTACGGTTTCGCCCGGGACAAACGGCGATATCATGTCAGATGTCTCCATTGTCGTTGTCCTCCAGTGCTTTGATGTTGGTCATGTAATTATAGTTTTGGCTTATGTTGTCCTGATTCCACACCACCTCGATGGGTGCATCCAGATATCGCGCGAAACGCGTGTTGAGTATGTCGCATGCGGCTCGGCGTTCCTCAAGCTCGGACAGTGCCCGGAGGTCGGTGGGTTCACCGTAATCGTTTATCTCATCCGCCGTCTGCCGCTCCATCTTCATGGGTAAGTTCTTGACACCCAGCGACTGATAAAAGGCGTTCCACGTGTTTTGTATGTCGTTCTGTAATTCCATGCCGATATATTCCACGCCGGTTCTGAGCACTTGCGCCTTCATCGAGTCCGTGAAACCGGGCGTTGCCATGATAGCCATCTCTCCGCCTGATATTTGCTTGATGACGTTAACCCCCGCTGTCTGCTGACCCGCCGGGACTTCCAGAATGAACGGTGTTTTCTGGTGGAAGCGGTTCTGCCGTCGCGTCATGTACAGGTCTTCGATCTCGTGCGCGAAAAACTCAAGCGTTGGCACCAATGGCGTACGTGCCTTATTGCTATAGATAAAGACCCCGTTGGAGTTGTTTACGTCGAAATGCCACCCGTTTAGCCCGTAGGATGTCCATTGCTTCGGCCGGTAATACACGTTGAAGTCGGAATTGACAACGGCTTGCGTGGAAAAAAACACGCCGGGCTTGCTATGTGGGTAGGCGATGGTGGCATATCCGTAGTACAGCAGATTATATTCCAGAAACCATGCGTTGCACGTTTTGGGCAGATTGAGCCATTTGAAACGTGACAGTGCTATATTGAGCATCTGCGAATAAGCCATATAATACGCCTGTGTGTTGAGTTGCTGTGACTGCTGCCATACCGGCAGCCCTTTTTCGCCGATGGCCGCGCGGTTCGGCGGGCACTTATGCGTGCGTTTACGTCCCATATATAACACCTTTTTTTCGCTAGTTGATGTTCTCGGCGAGATAATCGCCGCCTATTTCGGTGGGGTCATTCCAGATTGTAACACCCGCCGCGAATCGGTCACGTATCGCGTCCAGTGCGTCGTTGGGGGCGATGTCGTTGGTGAGCCACACATCGGCGGCCCTCCAATACGTGTAATGTCTGCACGCCGTAAGCTTTGGGTTGTTATAGAATTTGTTGCTTGCTATGCCGTATCGCAACATGTACATACCGGCTTGTATCAACGCGCTTTTTGTCTGTGTGCGGACTTTTATAATGTACGCCCTTTGTGCCATTTCATCCGGCCACGGGTCGCCCGAGTACGCACCGACCGGCGCGGGGGGTTGATTGTACATGTCACGATACGTGTTCGTCGCATTGTCACGTGTTGTAAGCATACTGCGTTTCGCATTCGTCACGGCCTGATTACGCGTACGTGCCGCGTTGCCGGTGGCGGTGCCGTATGATGCCGAGGCGTTGCCGTTGGACGCGTTGACGGTGTTGGCGGTCATATCGGTAGCCGCCGCCGTTGCGAGTTGCATCGTTTTCACGGTTTGCGTGTTGGTGCGTATCGTCGTTTCCGTCGCCTGTGTCCTGGCGTGCGCCGTCTGAGCCGTATTGGCCGACGTAGCTTTGTCCGCCTTTGCATATGCCGCGTCATTGGCCGCCTTATTGAGTTTTTCGCTGTTTGTAATGGCGATACCTGTATTGTAGCCTTGCAACGCTGCGCCGCTAATGGCGCTCGCTAGACCGGTGGCGGCACCGCCGCTTGCAACGGACAGCGCCGCACCGCCGACCGACCCTATCATGCTTGTGACGGATGAAATGGCGTTCGTTTGCGTATTCGTGACATATGTTTCGTTCATGAGCGTTACATCCCAGTCACGATCGGTTCTTATTTTGCTGTTCGCGGTTGCGGTGTCAGCGTCGAGGCGCTTTGTCGCAGCATCGAGTATGTCGTTACGCGCGTCAACGGTCTCATCTGATATCTTCTGATCGCGCAAGACTCCGCGTGCGGTGTTGGCCGTCTGCGCGGCGTTCGTTCGTGCGGTGTTGTCCCGTGCCGTGGCTGCGCTGGTGTTGGCGTTATCCCGCGCGGTGTTGGCCGCTTGCGCGGTGTTTTCATACGCGGTTATCGCGTTCTCGCGGTCTTGTCTGATCGTGCGATTGTAGTTCGCTCCGCGATATGCGTCGATATTACGTCTTTGTAGCGCATACGTGGGGATGTCGTATGATATGAGCGTTGTGAGCGCGTCCGCATTGGGCAGATGTCCGCTTATGGTCTCGCCTGTGAGGTTGCTCACGGCGATAGTGGTGCTGCCGTCCGCACCGTATCCATCCAGATACGTGACCTGTCGCACGAGCGGATACGCAACGGATACCAACGTTCGCACGCTGAGCCGCCCGCAATCCTCGATATTGATCGTGGTTGTCTTACCCCACGTGTCCGTGATCTCCAGTACGCTGTACGGCGATACGTACAGTTTGGCCACGTCGGCGACTTCAGACGGCATATCGAAATCCTCCGGGGTCAACGTGATGCCACTTAATGTGCGCTCCGTGTCTATGATGGTCATCCATGCGGCACCGTTGACCATGACGGGCGCACTGGTGCCGCGAGCGCACATGTCCGCGGACACCACGAAGCACGCGCCTATGCCCGAAGTGATATGCGGGTAGTACGCGAACAGATCATTAATGTATTCGCCGGTTACGTCGCTTGCACGTAGCGCGAACACAGTCCAGTTGTTCGGGGTGCGTCCGCGCTGTGACGCATAGGACGTGCCGAGCGTACGGCACCTGCTCACGTCTATGCCAGCGGTGCCCCACGTCCATGATGACACGGTACCGTCGTCCGCTCCGTAGCCAGGTTCGGTGGCGGCTATGTCGGCACCGCGCGTGCGTGCCATCTCCTCCAACCTGATCGCGCCGAACGCGCACGCGAAACATATATATTTATCGCCGCCGGTCAAACTGGTGCCTTTGATATTGGTGATACGATTGTTCGCAGCACCGTAATTGACATCCGGCGCAAGCATGTCAACACTGTTTTCGCGCGGGTTGTCCAATAGCTTTGCGGGTGTCATCCCGACCAACGGCGCGTGTCCCCGAGCCAGCAACAGGCCGTTTATCGTCGTCGTATTGATGTAGTCCGTCCACATGTCGCGTTGCAATACGACGGTGGTGGTGTTGGGTGCCTCTGCCGTGACATCCGTGATGTAATAGTGATATCTTGTCTGGCAGTCCGATTGCTGTAGCGGTGATTGCAGTATATCCGTCGTAAAATCCACCACGATATAGTTACAGCGTTGCGCGGTCATGTACGGCACTGGTATTTTGATGCCGTCCGTGTCGGCGCGGGCGATATACATACTGGTGTCAAGATGCACGGTCTCGCCGTCCAGTGCGTCGAACCACGCATCACGCTCGGCATCGTCGCGGAACTTAACGGCATCGTGGCCGTCGTCACGCCATTTTACGTGACATAGTTTTATCTTGGTTTTCGGTGTCCACATATTATAATCGTGTGTGTTGACGTACTGAGCATACACGTGTGCGTCAGCGCCGGGAAACGCTGTGGCATTATCCAAGTGCGGAAATTTCATATATACCTCTTTTTTCGCAAAATAAAATCGGGGCGCCGGTGTTACCCGGTACCCCGATACTAGCATGTTACGACGCTGCAAACTATTTTACGGTAAACGTGCAAATCGCCTTGTGCGTCGTCGTCTCGCCGGTCGGGTTGACGTATGTCGCCGTACCCGTCACCGTGATAATGTCGCCTGCCGTCAGGCCGTCGCGCTGCACGTGCAAACGTGCTTGATCGTCGACAAACGTGTTGACATCGAGCGCGATCGCCGATTCAGCGGCCTCAGCGGTTTCCGCGTGTTTTGCCGACACCTCGTACGTGGCGGAGTTCGGCGCGACATCAATGGCGGTGCCGGTCGGTTCCACCGTCGCCGTGAGTTTCGGGGTGAGCTGGAGCACGTCACCCGCCTTGACATCACTCGTCTCCGGGGTCAGCGAGAAGCCGGCCACGGTCTGTGTGACCACCTTAATGGAGGTGCCCGCGTCGGTCGTGAACAACGCGCACGGGGTGAACGGCGACACACCGTAAACGCCCCAATGATTAAGATACAGCGTGTTAGTCAACGTCTGCGGATTGTAGAACTGCGTAGTGCCGTACACGGTGTCACGCACCTGATACCAGTCGACCGACACAAGCAATGCCACAGCGCCCGCAATACCAAGCGTCGGAACCTGTATGATGCGATATGGGACATCCGCCTTATCGAGCTGAAACACCGAAGAGAGCGCGTCGACATCCAACGACGCGAGATATTCCGGCTCGATCAGCAACACCATTTGTTGAGGACTGGCGTACGTGGGAATATCGGTGACGTTGAGTGCGTTGTACTGTGTGCTTGGAAACTGCATACGCCCGGCGGTCGAGCGCAACGCCTTGAGCAGCGTCTTAGCCGTCGGCTCGTCGCTCGGCACCCTGTCCAGATGAACCTTATAGAAACCAAGATTCTGCTCGTAATGACGTACCAGCGCGAGCATTATATTCATCTCGTCGTAGTTGTCACTGTTGCGCGGGGTCTCCATGATCTGCGCAACGAAACGGTTCAGGCCGAAATCGTCCACGAATGCCTGACGAAGTTCGTCATCCGTCCACGATATAGGGTACTGGTCGCGCCTGTTCTGCTCGTAAAACCACACGGCGGCTTCAGGTCGGTGCATCTTCAACAGCTCTTCGGCATCGTCCTTGTATCCGTGCGCCTTAATCCATTTCACTGCGATTTCCTGTACCGTCGAACCCCAATACAAGTTCTCTTTTTTGAAGATGTCAAGAGGGTTCTTGTATGGTTCGTTCTGCGCCATCACCGTGAGGCCGATACGATTGACCATGTTCCACACGCAATCATTGAGGTATTGCCGGTTCATGGGGTCGAACAGGTATCGCATGGTGTTCGCGACACCGGTCTGTGTGGCGCTCGGTACGCGTTGCTGATAGTCGTCGGTACCCTTCAGTCGCACCTTGTCCAATATGGTCGCGTTATCCACTGCCATATCATCCTCCTATAGTATTAGAGTGTGTAATCGAGGTTTTCCAAGTCGTCCGCAGCGGCCTCGGCGATGGCCTCCGCCACGTCGTCCGTTTCTTTGACGGTCGCCCCGTTTTCGACCATCTGCGCCACGGAGTCGGTGAAATTATCATAGATGCCGTCTATGCGTTCGTTCATCGCGTCGAGCTTGTCCAGTACGCGTGCGAGCATGTCGCGGAGATCGTCGAACTCGCCCGCCCGGTGCGCTTCGTCGGGGGTGAGGTCATCGCGCTCGGCGGTGTCCCTTTCCTCGGTGGTTTCGTCATCCATTATTTTTTCCTTTCATATATGAAAAAGTCGTACCGGCGAACGAATACCGAACCGGCACGACTTAAGATTAGCATACTTGCAACATGATTCATAACGATGAGCGGCGCGTTTTTCCCTCACGGCCATATCATTGGCGGAGTCAACCGTGGTTATCAATGATAATGTTTTATCGCCCCTCGCTACGACACCTTGCGTATGCCGTAATTATTTTACACCAAAATTTCTAAGCATTGCAATTACGGCGTGTTGTGTTATCACCGTGTCATAACGTAGATATCCTAATGCATAATATGACGTAAGATTTCTGATTAAGTCTTTTGCGACACCCGCCGTAAGATAATTAAGTTTATTATCATCCGTCGTAATTGCGAAATATGGTACATGTGTACCCCCGTCATATTTTGCGGATATGAAAACATATCCGCAACGTAAGTCAACATAAACGCCATACTCATGACGCAACCAACGGAAAACATAAGTAAGTTTAGCGTGTTTGTGCGGTTTTTCAATAAAATCAGTGTCATGGTGTTTGAATTTATTTTTAGCGGTGACATCATCGTTATTTTTCATCATGCGTCCCGCAACTGTGTTTTTCGTTTTCTGTTCAGCGTATTCAGCGTCTTCAACATAATCGAACAAACACGTTTTACCACCAAGCCAATGCAGACCGAAATCAGGTTCTAAGGGCACATCATAATGTTCAAAATATGGGTTATATGCGTCGCACGCATTACCCAATAAAAAAATTCGCGGCTTACGTAGCTTGTTATCGTCGGCGCGTTCGCGCGTGACGGTGTCTACAAGATTGGCTAATTGTTCATATTCGTTGCGCAAATAATGGTGATATATATCGTCAGGTTCTATGATAACTTCGTCCATGCAAATATTACGTACATTAACATATGTGCTTTTTTTCTTCTGCTGCTGTAATGATAATGGGATGAAATAACCACATGTCCGCCATTTTTTATCACCATTACGACATATTTCAGCCACATTGTTACATACTCTAAAATCGTAGCCGGGAAAAATATTGTCCTTTATTATCTTGTCAAAATATTTTGCCGCAACGTCGTTGTTTTCTTCTCGATACCTTGTGACCTCAACAAAACAAATATTGTTTTTAATATAATCCTCTACCATGTACCGACGTATACCGTACGTTTTACCGAGACCACGCGCACCGATTATAAGATTGACATCCGCGTTACGCGGCAATATCTGAGTTTTAAGCCTGTCATAGTAGTATTTCGCCATCCATGCTCACAATCCTTGGTGTTCCATCCCGCAAAACCAATTCGCGCGGTATCGTGTTCACAGATCTATTATACACAGATCGCAAATACGTTATGTTCTCCGCATTCGCCTGTTTGTCGGACTCGCCCAGCCATCGCCCCGACGGATACAGCCCGATGGCCTCCGGCGTATCCACATGCGCCGTCTCGCCGCGATAGTCCGTGACATCACCTGTATAACGATCGCACGCATGCGGCCTATTGCGTTGCAAGGTGTGACATATCTCGTAATCCACCAACACGTCATAGCCGAGCGACATTTGTACGGTCTCCGCGAAACCGTGCCCCGCATGCATGACATCGGCCACGAAGTCTTCAATGGTGTACATGCCGCCCGGACGCGGGAGCCCGGCGCAAGTGACATGTACGCGCCCTTTCATATCCAAACTAACACGTGCTTTGTTCCACAGTTCCATGTGATCGGCGTAGCGCGTGGCACCGCCGCAGTCCTCAACCTCGAACTTACCGATATGGTCTAGCGTTGAGGCCATGCCGGGCGCGGTGTTTCGGACACGTCGCATGGTGTTGTTGATCGCGTTTTCGATCGCGTCATGCAGCGGTTTGAGCGCGTTCAGCAGTTCCACGTCGCTCACGTCGTCATCGCAACTGATTTTTAGGCTATCGGTATCGCCGCCCGTGACCGTGACCCGATCGCCAAAATACCGGTATATCAGCATCATGGCTATCAATAGGTGCATTCTGCTTCCAGCTACAATTCGCATGCCGTACGTGTATAGCACACGTGGTGTTTTCGGACGTTTTTCAGCGAAACTCTCGGGAGTGCACACCGTGGTTTTATCGACTTCAAGTTCGCCGGTTTCCGCCACGCAATAATCGGCCTTCATCACGTCTTGCGCTTGTGTGCCATAAATGCCGTTAAATTGCCCCTTGACGGTCGACCCATAATAGGACTGCAAAAATTTCATACTCAGTTCACCGGTTCTCGCGTCATGCGCGATGCCCTCGGGAATGGAGTCGGGAATATCGCCCACGTACGGCGTTCCCTCGGTGTACCCCTTAATCAGGTTTTTGACATCGGTTTTCCGTGCAAAAAGCATGTTAGATTGCAGCGTGACGTAATCCGGCGGTATTATGGTTTTCGTGGTGCTTTCCCCGTACAATACACACATACCATCATATGCATACACTTGTACGACATCCCATAATTCAATCTCGTTGACGTGCAGCACACACTCGTCCGCGCTGTACAATTTGCCGAAGGCGTATACCGGGTTAACGGCGCTGTCCACATAACCGCGCGCACGGATACTGTTATCCTGAGCCTTCGCACGATCGTTGTTACTGTAATCAGTATCCGCGTGCAATGTGCGCACGAATTTCGACCGGGGGCATATCGCTATGCCCCACGCCGCGAAACACGTGTCTTTGCGTAGTCTCAGACCGTTAAAGCGTACGGCGACATGCAAGCCCAAGCGAAAAGGGTCATCATAATGGCTCAACACGTCATCAAGCGACGTGGCCGCAATGCGCTCACAAGCGACCTGCAACAATTCAGGCGGTGTAGGTGCGAATGTAACGGGTAGCCTACGTCCATTGATAAACGCGTGATGCATTGACGTGACATCCAAGGACGCGACATTAGGCACGACGACACCGGCGGTTTTAGCGCTCGTAAACGTCAACCCGCCGCGAAAACATGCTTTGCGCAATGCATACGCCTCATAGTTTTTCGGGAACTCTTGATCACACGTCATTTCAAACGCGCGTTGCAAAGTAATCTTCTTACCGCTTTGCAGCGTGACGCGCCGCCCGCCGATTTCACGACGTGCCATCTGCCGCACAAGAGATGTCTTGGTCAGTACTCGACTCCCGAGCATATCAGAGGTCAACCAGTGATTAGCACGCAACAGCCATTGCAGATATTGCGGTATTACCTGTACATCGCGTCGTGCGTAAAACAATTCATCTTCGGTCAACGGCGTTTCAGGCGTGCGTACAAGCGTATAATTCCAGTCGCCCAAGGCCTTGGGGAGGCCGCACGTCTCGCCCATTGCACGTAAACCGCCCATCTCCAAGTAAAACGTATCCCAAAAGCGACACACCACGTTACCATCAACGCATAAATCGAGCGTGTACACGCTTGTAGCGGTCTGCGCATTGACCTCGATCGCGTACGACTGCGCCAATTCCAGCATGAGAGTCTGCATATCAAACATGAGGTTATAAGCCGCGATTATCGGGACATAATCATGTTCGCTACCATACGCTATAAGATCGTCGATATATGCAAGTGCCTCATCAACGTGCCGATAAAACCGTACATCATCCGAAGTAGGATCGTAAGACTCCAACGATGTATCTCGCAAATCGTTAAAGATATACAATATCGGATAGGCGCGTGTTTCGACACCATGCGATATATTAGCCGTCTCAGTATCAAAGATCGCGGCTACCCTGAAATCTTTACGCGCCGTCATCGTATTACGTCCGGTGTTACCGCTATCAACCATATCGGACTACCGCCGTCGACATCCGTATAATCCTCTAAATCCCCGACATGCATACGCATGCGCTTAGCATATTGCAGCGCTTGCTCGTTGCGTTGCATGATAGCATCGAACAACTCACTCAATGAGTCGGCATCATAAGCACGCATGATGACCTCCAAACGTTTCTCAGGCGGTACATCCGGGCGTTGCCATATATTTTGTGTGTACCGCCAAAATATTTTGACTTTTTCGCGACCGAGATCGCCCAACGCTGAGGGTGCCCCCTTGGACGCCATGCGCATTTCCTGTCGAAAAATGTTAAACGAGCGTCGTCGCTCTCCACGTTTTCCGCCCCCACCCTTCACGGTTTCAGTTTGCCGAACCAGCTTAGCGGCGTTCTCCATCGCCCGCGCGTATGCTTCTGCTCGTAATTGTTTGTTCCGAACACGTCCGACATATGTCTGTTTCAGACTTGTTTCAAGCCGTTGCACGTACATCATTCGCGCATGCCGTTCACTTTCCGGCATTCGCGGTGTAATGCTCTTGCGTATCGTGTTTATCGCACGTCGCACACGTTTGCGTTTCGCCGTCAGGATGTCGGCTTGCTTGCGTGCTCTAGGCATACATACCACCACCTACGATAAAAAAAGGGTGCCATAACCGGTTATGGCACCCTCATACAGTTTCAACGTCCTGTTTTTTTCGCTTTTTCGTATTTCACTTAATTTCGAGGGACTTGAGCGAGCGACCGCCGCCGAGCGCGGTTTGCTTGACAGCAACAGTGAGCCCGTCCGGCGTGTTGAAGTCTGGGAACATGTCAAAAATGTCCAAGACGCTTCGATAAATGCCCTCCGACTGAGTGAAATACGTCTTACCGTCCTTTGCGAACAAATAGACATTAGCGCATTTCTGCCCCGTCTGGGAACGGACACCCGGCGTGACGTATGCGCCCGTGACGGTCAACGGTTTATCACCCAACGATGCAAGCGATGTCGCCGTATTTCGCGCGTTGATAATAGCGCGTTTCCCATCGAACGTGCTAATATCCATTGTGCAGATGCACCGATAGTTGTTCACAACGGCTTCCATTGCCTCATTCGTGGTATTATCCATCTGTTCAATTTCCTGTGCCATGATTGTATCCTTTGTCACTCGTTATCGTTGTCGTTATCGTTGTCGTTGTCGTTATCGTTGCCGTTGCCGTTGACAGGTGACGCATATCGAAAAAACGTCCCGGCGGGCATTTCGTAAACCGTTTTAGCTACCTTGATATCATCCACCAATACATTATACAAACCGACCTTCATCAACGCTTTCACGGCTTGCTCAGCAGTACGAATATTACCATCAATAATAATAGATTGCCGATTGCCGTCACGATCAATATACGTAACCGTGCTAGTAGCACGCGTCTTTTTGATATTCCTCATTATATTTCCTTTTTCTTGTTTTATCAACGTTTTTTACGTTGACATAAAATATATTACACAAAAAAATCGGCGCACGCAAACACGACACGCCGACTTTTAATATATTAATATATCAATAACGCAAAACCTGACCCGGATAGATCAAGTACGGGCGACTAATCTTATTAATCTTAGCGACACGCGGCCACTTAGACCCAAAAATAGACCACAAGCACTCACCAGCCCTAACGGTATGAGTACGCACGGGCGCAGTAGATACGTTATGCTTGTTCGGGTGTTTACGTTCACCAATCGCGTAAGCGTTCCACTGCCACCGCGCACCCCTGAAATAATCAAGGTCGATCGCACCGGCATAACCGGCAACACGTCCATTGCCCGTATACTGGCGCATGGCCTCACCATACACGCCATAACGCCACGGGCGCGACTGCCAACCAGTAACGGCATTGGATGCGTATTGTGCGACCCATACCCCGCAATGACGACGTACATACGCGCTAAGCTGCCACAAACCACTCGCCGGTATATACACGATCGGCCACACGCGCGTACGCTCGTACACACGACGCACCCAACGATCAACCCACGCGCCATTACCAAACTGGGAGTTGTCATCATGCTCCCAGTCCAGCACGAGCACCGCCCGGCCAACATACTTCGTCACATGATCGACAAAATAATCAGCCTCACGACGCGCATCATTGCCCATTGCATAATGATACACGCCTATACTCTTACCGGTGGCCGTCGCACGCACAAGCTGATAATCAGCAACCTGACTGACACCATTGCGCAAACACGTATTGTTAAAACCGCCAACCCCCCACGTGACCCCGGCCACGACAAAATCCGCGTTAAGCTTACCAGTATCTATATTGCACTGCCAGTTGCTCACGTCAACACCACGCATATCCGCACTCGCAGACGGTGCAAGCACCAACAATGATACACAAAAACATGCAATCACACTACGCATCAGCCGACGTATCTTCATCAACGTTCTCCTTCCTCAACAAGCTTATAAGCTCCTCCGTCAACACATTATTTTTCGTCACAAGATCATTAAAATTTCTAAACGTCGTAGCAATAAACCACGCCATAGCGCAACACGCCACAATCGGAAAGCCAACACTGCCAATCATGGCCACAACATCACTAATATTCATATACACTCCAAACAAAAAAAGTCGTGACGTATCAGACAATACACCACAACCTACTATATCATAGCAATATATGTAGCCTATCCGGGAATCGAACCCAGCACGCACATCTTATAAGGATGCCGCTCTAACCACTGAGCTAATAGGCCATCACCACACCTCACCCCGCCGCATCAAATCAACAATATCACGACAATGCATAAACACATAATCAGACACAAACGTATCATATGCAAAACACTTCGCACCCATACGGGCAACAACCTTAGCACGACGTTCGCCATAAAACCTATAGCCCTTGATATAGTCACATTTATTACACTTACAATACATGATTAATCTCTCTCTAACAAAGATGGGTTAGCCAATCACCTGTTAACCCGATAACCCAAACACACCGCGCCCGGAACATAAAACACGCCATCATCTAGCACATCCCTAAACCCGTACGCATCAATGCAATCGACAAGCCGAAATTCCATTAAGCAATCGGACGCAATATCGACGAAATAAACGAACACATCATAAATACTATTTATGTTAAAATCGATTGAATTAGATAACGCTTTAAAATTCATGAAACTCATTTTATTTCTCCCTTATTTTTTCAATGCCATTATTAATTACAGCAAGATAATTCTTAAATGCACGCATACAAAAAATGCTTGTTAATCATTTTTATTTCACACCCTAAACTCTTCACCAAAGTCCGCGTAATGCTGTTCAAGATACGCGTTGAAAAAACGTTGCGCAGTGCACGGGCTAAGTTCTTCATGAAGCTCTTCACGAATATCATCATCCATAAGAGCAACCGCCGTATCAAAATCAATTTCACGCCCGTCCCAGTCAACAACCTTGCTCATTTTTTTCTGCTCCGTTTCTTTATGTTGTTTTTTTCTGATAATCCCAATAATACCACACCACAAACACGACACGCCGAAACACACGACAATTCTTTAACG